TCCGCGGTGGCCTTGGCGTTATCCTTGGCTCCCGGCATCCAAAGCTCGGCGAGCTTATCCAGGCTGGCCGGATCGACCTCGCGCAGCTCGTGGCCGCTGTGCTTCCCGATGTGGATCTTGGTCTTCGAGTGATCCACCGGGGCAGCCGCCGCGGCGGACTGCTGACCGCCGGCGGGCTTGGGTGCCTCGGTCTTGTGATAGTTCGAGTCCTGTTTCGGGCGATCCTTCGTCCGTTTGTACTCCCCGGACGGTTTCACGGCGTCCGCCAGATTCTTCAGCGGGGTGCAGCTCGCGATGTTGGCGTAGACCTTGTCGTCCTTCTCGACCTGGGAGATGACGACGAAGCAGTTCATGCCAATGAGGGATTCCGTGTCGAACCCTTCCAGCTCCTCTTTGGTCAGGTCCCGACCGAACAGGGCCTTCAGGAACTTCCGGAAGTTGGCCTTCTCGTTGAGGCTGGGGGCGAATCCGTTGCTCCAAGCGCACCAGTGCTTGCCCTCCTCGTTCAATTCCGCCGTTTCGAACACGACGCGGAACTGGTCCTGCTCGCCGAACTTGGTCTGAACCTTCTTCGGCTCGGTGACATCGACGATGACGGCCGGGCCCTGATAGTCGGGATGGGGTTGGAAGTCCTTCCCCTGTTTGGTAATAATCATTTGACAGTCCTTGATGTCTGATTTCCACTCCGCTCGGTGGTTTTTTTCAGTTGCAGAGCCCGGCCGAGCGGATCGGCCGGGTTTCTTCATTTCTCGGGCGCCAAATCCACAACTTGGCGCGTTTTCAATCTCCCGACCCGGTCGCGCGCTGTCAAGCTCGTTAAAGATTTCACTTTTTCGTTGCGCGCCCCAGCCCAGTCATCAATGGTTTCCGAATGACAACCCGAGCAAAGCCGGACGGGAAAAGGAAAAATGACGTGATGCTTGTTTCATACAGGATCTCGAAGCAAACCATCCAACGGGCTGCGATGATTTCGAAGCGGTGGGGATGGAATAAAAGGACAACGATTGAGCGGGCGCTGGCTTTTGCGGCTTCACACCCCGACTTCTCGCCTCTGACATCCGATCCGGAGGCTGCCAAGTGAGCACGTCTCTCACTAAGTACGAGTGCGAGCAGGGGCTCGACAAGCTAGGCGAGGCCGAGGCGCTGCTGGCCATGGTTGAATCCATTCCCGATGCCAAGCAGATCGCCAACCAAGCCGACGCCATTCGTCTCTACATGAAGAAGGCCAACCTAGGACTGGCAAACCAGAACCGCGCCGCCGCTATCGCCATCAAGGCCAGAAAAAAGGCCGGGGAGATAGCGAAGACAATCGAACGCAAGCTTAACGCTCCGCACAAAAATGCTACCGCAGCCGGTTGCGGCAGCGAAAAGACACCACTCCAGAAGGCCCGAGAGGAAGCGAAGGTATCTGAGCGTACTCTGGAAAACTGGCAAACCCTCGCCACTGAAACCACGGATGCCGAGATCGACGAAGCCGCGCACGAAGCTTTGGAAACCCAACCCAGAACTCCAGTTTCAGCAAGTGATCGCGCTGTATGACCTCGCGCTCGTTGCATCGACAACCAGAAAGTCAGGAAAATCTAAATGAGACTCACCAAAATCACCGGTCAAAACGTCAAAGGCCGAAACTTCGACATCGAACTGAGCCCCGCCACGCTCCTTTGCGGCGGGAACTTCGCCGGCAAGAGCGCCGTCATCGCTGCCATCCGCTTCGGCATGGCCGGATACCTACCGCCCCCGGTTGGAAAGCTGCCCAGCAGCATCTACGCCGCGCTCGCGGGAAACCCTGAGGATGCCGGTCAACTCTCCGTGACGGTTCACACCATCATGGACAACCAGGGGAGGCTCCCGATGAGCTACGAGACCCGCCTGGTGAAGACCGCGCGCGGCGGCGTGTCCACCGTCGGCGGCATTCCTGGTCAAATGGCCCTCCCGTCCGTGCTCGTGGATCCCAAAACCTTCTTCGCGCTGTCCGGCCCGGCCCGAGTTCAGGCCATATTCGAGGCCTGCGACGTGAAACTGGAGCCGGCGATTATCGCGGCGAAGATTCAGACCGCGGCCCCCACGACCTTCCCCGTCGCTCGCCGCACGGTGGTCATCCGGTCGGCGATCGACCGCTCCAAGGCCCTTAGCGCGGCTCACCCGCCCCATATCGCGCTCGGAAAGCTGATCGACGAGCAGAAGGAGCTCCTCAAGAACGTCAAGGCGACCGGCAAGACCCAGTCCGCCGTCATCCAGGCGATCAACTGGGAGGGCGAAGTGCCCATGGACGTGTCCGAGTACCTCGCCGAGGCTCTCCAGGCCCAAAGCGCGGCCGAGCGCGCGGAGTCGGACCTTCTCAAGCAGGCCCATGCGGCCAAGGACTGGGTCTCCAAGCGTTCCAGGCTCGATTCCGACGTTGCCAAGCTCCAGGCGGACATCGAACTGAACACCTGGGACCAACCGCCCGTCCCGTGGTCCGATTCGGAGGAGATTTCCTTGGTCGGGCACAAGCGCGAGCTTCAAAACCTTGTGATCCTGAATGCTCGGAAGCAGTCCAAGCGTGAATCCTTGCAGGCTCGTATCCGCCAGCTTCGAACCCCGACCCAGGGCGCTCCCAAGTGCCCGATCTGCGGTGGGCCGGCGGCGGACGCTCTTGACGACGCAGAACTTGAGCTGTCGTCCATCGGTCCCGACTACGACCTGGAGCCGTTCCAGAAGCTCATTGCCACCCAGGAGGCCCGGAAGAAGAAGGCCGGCGAGGACGCGATCCGGTTCCAGCGCGACTTCTCCCTCGTCTCCAAGCTGACGGATCAGATCAGAACCCTGAAGTCTGGATGGGCTCAGGAAGGTCCGCTCGCGCCGTCGCCCGGGGAACTCGCCGCCGCATCGTCGATCGTCAAGAAGCGCCAGAACGCCGTCCTCTTGATCCGCGAGTCCGCTGTCCGTTGGGAAGCCTACCAGCAGACGTCCTCCAAGCGGGAGGCGGCTGAGAAGGCGATGCTCGAACTGACGTGCGACGAGGCGGTCCTGGCCTCGATCATCGACGTGCTCCGTACCTTGATGAAGGACGTGGTCGAGACGGCCTTCACCAGCGTGCTGGCCTATGCCCGCCACTTCACGGACGGGATCCTCAACTCGCCCCTGGAGTACATCGAGGAACTCGGCCGGCGCGTTTCGGCCGCAGATAGGGCCATGGGCTGCACGGCCCCCATCGGATCCTGGATCAGCCACGAGTCGTTCAGTGGCACTGAGGAGGCCATCGCCTACGCCGCGTTCTCCGTGGCCATCGCCATGAAGTCGCCGTTCCGGCTGGTCGTCATCGACGAGCTGGGCCGGCTGGAGCAGGTCACGAAGGACAAGCTCATGGTCCGGATGGCGGAACTGGTGAAGGCCGGGAAGATCGACCAGTTCATCGGCGTGGACACGCTCTGCCACGACTACGACGGATTCACCACGGTCCGGCTTTCGGATCCTTCCGTTTCCTTCCATGAGTAAGCTCAAATGCCACGTCACCTTCATGCACACGAGCGTTACCCCTGAGACGCTTCGGATGCTCGCCCTCTGCGTCACTTTCGCATCAAGGCATTACCAGGTGGTCGTAGTGACGAACCTCACCAAAATTCTGGATCCCCTCGGAATGCCCTGCGACATCAAGCAGAGGGATTACACTTTGGCGGTTCCCTGGTCGGTCCACAAAATCAGAACGTACTCCGAGGCCGAGGGATCGGATCCATTCATCCATATCGACTCTGATGTCTTCCTGGTTGATCCGCTTCCTAACGATGTCCTTTCGGCCAACCTGTTTGCTCAAAGCCTTGAGGGCGACAAGCACTATCAAAACATAGAATTCATGCCTAAGGACTGGAAGGAGAACTACCTTCCAGTGCCATTCAGGGCTTTCAACTGTGGCGTCTTCGGTGGGAACCCCGCCAGCGTCCGGGGGTTTGCCGCGGTGGCCATGGCTGCGTCCAGGGACTGCGGATCGGGGATTCCCGCCACTTGGTGCGAGCAGGCTGTTCTTGGACGGTTCGATTGCAAAACGCTCTTGGATGTGTCGGACGAGACCGGAGAACCCATCGAGAACGGCGTTGGATACATCCACTTGATGGAGTCCAAGCGAAGACCGGACCAGCAGGACAGGGTTAGGGCCAGGTTGGAACAAGAGAATCCAATCGTAGCAGCCAGGCTTGACCCACCTAAGCCTGGTGTCGCCTCGGCTGGAAAGGTGAAACCCAACGACATCCTGGATTTCTACAAGAGAGCGCGGCCCGCTGCTCGGCCGATTCGGTTTGAAAGGTATTCCCCAGAACAGGTTACACTCACGGTGAGTCCGATGGGCCTTGGCGATGTCACGATCTTGACCGACATCGAGCGATGTGCGGCATCCGTTGGAAGGAAAGCTTACATCGCCAAGCGCGAGAGCGAAACATTTCGCACGGTGGTGAAGTTCTGCCCATCTCATTCCGGGAAACGAACGCCCTTGATGGTTTGTCTGACCGAGGCGTACTTGAAAAGCGGATGCGGACCAGGTCACCTGATTCAGAGAGCCCAAAGAATGTTTGAGCTTCCTGTGGACCCGGTTCCAAGGGGGAACATTCTGGTCCCAGGACGGTTTCATCGTCACAATAACCGGATCAGCATTCACGCAACTCCAGGTACTCATGTGGACTGGCAGCGGGAACTGCTTCACCCGCGCGCTCGATCCCTTTACCCCGACACCATCAGCGCAATCTACGATCTCGCGGGGGATAAAAAGTTCACCCTGGTCGAAGTGGGAAGCAAAAGATGCCTGGACCACCGTCGAATTGAAGACGGAACGGGTGGCGGGATCGAGAATATGTTCCGGATCATGACGGAGTGTGAATATCACATCGGGATACTTTCGGGTCCGGCGCACGTCGCCGCCGCCATGGGGCTCAAACTCATCTTGGTCATCAATTTTCCGGAACCTGAAAAGCTGATGCTACCGAACCTCGTGGATATGGGGATTGTCGAGGAGGAGTGGATCCCCCCCCAGGCGTGCGTCCTGCACCAGGATCACGACTCCCGACACTGGCCTCTTTTGACCCCAAAATCTTTGCGATCCGCGGTCGCCGGAGAAGTCTACCCCTACTGGGATAATTCCATCCTCCACGAGCTTTCAGGTTTTCCAGGCTTTCAATGAAGCCACCCGCCATCATCTGGTCACCCGAAGCCCCGGTGGCCTCAGTTCTCATCGCCAGCTACAAGCGAACAGAGATCCTTCAGGGGACCATCGACTCCATCTTCGACACCGCATCCGATCCGGCAAAGGTCGAGGTCATCGTCCGAATCCATCTATCCGACCGATCCACCATGGAGTGGGCGATGAGCCAAGATCGTGTTAGGATCCTGGCTGGCGGGGACGATCGTGGATACAACAGCATGGACGTTTTCATGAACTCTGTCGCTGCGCTCGCGACGGGTGACTGGCTCATGCTTTGGTCCGACGAGAACCGGATCAAGACGAAGGGGTGGGATTCCGTGTTGAGCAAGGTCGATGCGTCAGCCCCGCTCTACCTTTATCCCAGGACGAAGCACTTCGGGGGCGGAAGAATCCCCATAGTTTCCAGGGCCCTCTATTTCGCCCTCGGCCACAACGGCCACACGTACTTCTCCGACACCTACTTGGACTCGCTGTGCCATCTGGCCGGCATTGTTCGACCAGTGGACTTCGACACGGAGATGATTCCGGGTTTGGATCACGTCAACAAGCGAGACCCGGAGCAGCGCAGGGAGGCCATGATTGAGTTTTACAGCTCCTTCAACAAGTGGCGTTGGGAGATGGACAAACGGAAGCTTGGCGTTGCCCTGGGAAAGGATCTTGGGGATGCCGCCCTGTTCACGTTTGAGGATAAGGCCCAACTTCTTTCGACTGCGGTTCATACTCCGATCTGGGCTGGTTGAAGATTGGACATTGCGTGTCCAACCTTCCACTGGACAAATTTGTCGCGGGGGACATTATTGGCCGCGTGTCCGACTCCATTGGCAATCCGACCCCAGGGGTGGAGATCACCCAGCTTCCGACGCCCGCTCAACTTCCGTCATCGCCGTTGTTCGCCAACCCGATGCCGAATCTTCCGGATCCTGAGAAGGAACGGCTGGAGATTCTGAAGGCGTTCGGGTTCCAGATCGACACCAGCTCGACCACCCCGGCCCTTCCGCCCGTCCCGAGCGCGCCCGCAGCCCCCGATGCCCCGGCCGTTCCCGCGCCCACCGCCACGCCTTCCCCCGCGGCTTCCGCTACGCCCACACCCCCGGCGACCCCCACTCCAGCCGCTCCGGCCGCTCCTCGCGAGCCCAAGCGCCTTCCGACCCCCGCGGAGATCGCTGAGAAGGCCATCAAGGAAGCGGCCGAGCGGCTGGCTGGAAAGCCCGCCGAGGTGCCTGCCGAGCCCGCTGCGGAGCCTGAAGATCCCGAGCTGAAGACCCGTCTCTCGGCGCTCAAGCTCCTTCAGGAGGATCCCAAGTACGCCAGTCGGGACATCGAGAAGGAGTACACCGGCTACCTGGGGAAGCTTTCCGATTACGAGAAGGAGTGGACGAAGGCTCATCCCAAGGAGGAGTTCGACCTCGACAGTTCTGAGCATGACTCCTGGCGCGAGAAGCACGAGCCCGAGATCGCCGAGGACGACATCCGCGCTGCGGAGATTGAGGTGAAGACCCTTCGTCGCATCGAGGAGCGCGAGGCCAGGAAGAACGAGGACGTGTTCGCCGGGCAACTCGTTTCCCAGGCCGGATCGGACGCTGCATCCGCCGTCGTGGAGATGCTTCAGTTCGCCGGGCCGGGTCCCGATGGCAAGCCGGTGACGGACCTCGACACCCTGGATAAGACGGATTGGGTGGCGGCGGTCGTCGCCCAGAATTACGTCCCCCAGGCGGCGGCTCTGTCGGCCACCATCACCACGCTCCTGACGCCAGGATCCCCGGTGAAGTACGACGCGACGAAGGCCGAGCATCGCGAGATTGCCCGCCAGGTTCAGCATTACGAGACGGAGATCCTCAAGCTGCCTGGGAACCAGCGGCTCGACGGACAGGGTCGCCTCTACGCCACGGAGGCCGAGTACGTTCGTCTCCCGGCGACGGAGCGGGCGAAGCGGTGGACGTTCCGATATTCCCCCACGGAGATGCGGGCCCTGGTCCTGAACGACATTCGGACTACCATGAAGGAGCATTACGACCGAGTGAAGGCGCGCTCGGCCACGCCGGCGGTGGCTCCCCAGTCTGGGACTCCTCCTGTCACCGGCGTTGTCGCGGGACAGTCTCCTCCGGTTCGACCGCCCTCTGGTGGGTCCGGCCCAGGCTCAGTCCCGACGTCCACGACGCCTTCGACCACCCGAAAAATCTCCTTCTGGGAGTGAACGGCGAGGTCACACCGCGGGTTTTGGTCCTGGTCTGCCCCCTGAGCATCAAGAACCAGGCGGCAGCATCGGGGCTTTCGACCAAGCAATTCCGAAGGCTGACGCGCCAGTCCTGGGACAAGTGGCGGATCGGAAGCGCCGAGAACTGGTGTACGGCCTGCGGAGTATCGCTGTTCAATCTGACGCTGACCCCCAAGCTTTCGGCCAACGTGGCAGACTGGAAATCAGAAGACCCCGAAATCGTCGCCGCCTTCAAGGACGTGTGTACCGCTCGGATTCCTGGCATTCGACTCTCCATCCGGAAGCTGCGTGATTACGCGAGCATGATCGAGGCGGCGGCGAAGCCACACCGACCACAACCAGAGAAGGGCCCTTCGTGTGGACTCCCCGACTGACCGAGATCCAGAAGGAGTTCTACGAGGACGGGCATCGGATGCGGATGGCCTACGGGGCTCGAGCGTCAGGGAAAACCTGGGCCGTCGAGCACACCGTGATGAAGCATTTGTGGCGCTTCAACGCCAGGGTAGCCGTCATCACAAAGACCACCCGCCAGGGATCGCTCGGGGTGTGGCCCGAACTGACCGGGATCATCTTCGACGAGTGGGTGGATTCGAAGGTCGGCAATTCGGTCGCTGACTTCGGCTGGTCCGAGAAGCCGCGGCGGGATCCGATCACCAAGATTCACCGGGCTGCGATTCACAATCGCCACGGTCGATCCAGTGAACTCGTGTTGTTCCCGATCGAGCACGCCAATGAGGCGCTGGAGAAACTGCTGTCCACCCAGTTTTCAGCCATTTGGATTTCAGAAGGACATCTCTACGACGACCGATCCATCTTCGACACCGCCCTTGCCCAGCTTCGGCTTCCGAGCGTTCCATTCAAGGAAACGCTCCTCCTGGTAGACACCAATCCCCCGGAGACGGGCACCAGCCATTTCCTGCACGACATTTTCTTCAAGGAGCGATGCCGCGAGGAGTGGCCCGAGTATTACACCCAGGAAACTATCGACGCTTTCAGGGAACGCCAGAAGCAGTTAGGAGTGTTCCGTTTCCCCATCGAATCCAACACGTTCCTCGATCCCGGGCTCAAGGCGCAGATCATTGCACAGTACGCGCATGACCCATTTGCCTACCGACGATTTGTTCTGTCCGAGTGGATCGACGGCGTCGTCTCGGGCGTCTTTCAGAACGTCTTCTCTCGACAGCGGCACGTCATCGGGAATGCCGACGCGCGCGATCCTGAGGAGTGGCAGATCATCCCACCGGTCCAGACCGTGGACGCCGTCCTGGAGGGTGGTAATCCGCTCCTGATCTGCGGCTGGGATATCGGCGAGGTGAACCACGCCTGGGGGTGCCTGCAACCGGTCTACGTGGGGGATACGATCCACTTCCGGGTGCTCGACGAGCTGGTCTACACGAAGTCCGAGCTTTCCGTGGAGGAGTTCACGGCCCTGGTGATGGAGCGGATGAAGGCCGTGGAGACGATGGCGGGCTTCAAGGTCGAGTGGCGGCATTACTCTGACTCGTCTGCGTTTGAGTTCCGGGCGGCGATCCGCAGATCTGACCTCCCCCTGGACTCCGACATGACGGACGCGGCCTTGGTCATGGCCCGGTCAGGGGGCGAGATCGTGCTGGAAGGGAGCGCCCAGGTGAAGAAGCCGGGCTGGCAACGCCGCCGCGTCAACTTCCTGTCTCAACTCCTCCGCCAGGACAGGTTGGTCGTCTCGGCCAACTGCAAGATCGTCGTGGCGATGTTCTGCGGCTTGAGGAAGGCAGCCGAGAACTCCAAAAACGGCCCGTATCTAGACCCGGCCCAGATCGAGAAGCACCCGTTCGACGCCCTGTCCTACGCGATTTCCATGTATTCCCTTGAGGAGATCCTGGAGGGAAACAAGCCGTCTGAAGTAGCCACTCGAAGCCCCTCGATGATCATGGCCTGATCACATCCCCATCTTGCTCATCATCCCGCCGACTCCGGCCGGAGCAAGGGCCCCGAGTGCGGGGTTGGAGGAGCCGGGGATGGGAGACGAGGATTCCGGGGATTCATTGGCATCTGACTCCTCAGGTGCCGTGGAGACTTCGACCGAACCATCGGGATTGGCCTTTCCCACGGTGATCATGACTTGATCGCCTTCCATTTCGAGTCCGAGATTCTTGGCACAATCCGCCGGGAGAGTCGCTGTCATGGTCCAAGTCTCCCTCAGACATCACCCCTCAGGAATGGGACTTTTTTGACCCACAACGGTGGGTGGCACGGGTCATTTATGTCCCATTTCACGACGCGCTGAAAGTTATAGACTCGCCTCCATGAGTAATGGATTTGCCGAAACGTGTCAGGTCGCCATCCAGAACACGTATGCAACGTGCGGCTCTGTCACCCGCGCTAAGATCGCCCCTCTCAGTCCGACTGCCATCAAAGCCCTTTTCTACGGTTCCGACATCGGGGTCGGTCATGAAGGCGCTGGAAACCAGGAGGGCTGGAACGAAATCAAGTCCCTCCTGAAGCATCAGATCGAGATGCAGGCGTGCGGCATTCGCCGATCCCCCCTGTATGACTGGCTGATGTCCTCGAACAAGCCCGGCCAGGGACGCCTCGTGAACGTCCACCGCGCCGCGCGCGGTCCTTCGCTCATCGCCCCCTTCATCCTCGGTCGCCAGCAGTCGATGTGGAATGCGGATCACTGGGCGCTCGTGGCCAACGTAGCCGGGAACGCCTATTCAGGCGGGGCTCCGTTCACCATCGCTCCCTCCCTTTCCACGAACAGGGTTATCACCGTAGAGTCTTCCTTCGGCGGAACCATGGAGCTTCACGCCGACTATTTCATCCCCGACAAGCGGATTCACGTCATGGCTCGAGGGTCTGGCGGCGCCCTGACGGTGACCCAGTGGAAGATCATCCAGGCTGCTGTGAATGTGGCGGGAACCGGAATTGACGTTGAGGTGAAGCTCGACCAGCCGAATCAGACCGAGTCGGGAACTCTCGCTACCGCGGCATTTTTGCAGAACACAACCGCAACGAGCGGCGTGGTATTCCTCGGCATCAACAACATCGCGGATGTTGAATACTGGTGCCGAAACATGCTGAACGTGAACACCACCAAGCTGGTGCCGTTCTGGTATCAGACCCGACGACTGACCCGCTGCGTCGATGAGAAGTACGAGGAGTTCCTGAAGCACATGATGGACAACAACGAGTGGTACTCCATTTTTGGGGACCTCCCGTTGGCTGAGCGCAACCGCCAGGACGAGGCCCGCGATCAGGTCGAGTGGATGAATGCCTTCTTCTTCGGGGAGCGCATCTCGAACAAGCAGAACCTCGACAACTGGGGTCAACTCGAAGCGATCAATACGGCGACGTCTTCCACTATCGGGATCGATGGGCAGGGCGACTTCATGGGATTCCGGGCCAACATGATCGGAGTCCTACCCCAGTTGAAGGCTTGCAATCGGTTCATCGATAACCAGGGAAATGCTGCGGGCTTTCCGATCAACACGTTCCTCGAGCACGACGTTTGGGACATCGTTCGTGCCCGTCGAAGCCAGAACAGGCCCTCGAACGAAATCGACATCTACACGGACGAGACCACGGCCGACGAGTTCATGCAGGCGTTCATCGCCTACTCGAAGGTAAAGACCGGTGACATCGCCAGGATTAACATCGAGCAGGGCTTCAGCGAGTGGGGATTCCCGTTCCGACGGTTCCGCCTCTACAAGCCGATGGGCGTGTCGGTCAACCTCATCACCGACGATTTCTTCAACGATCTCGCGACGGCGGCTGGGTATAGCACCAGTGGCGCGGCACCGCATGGCGCCGGAGCCTCCGGGCTTGGCAAGTTCATGATGATTCTCGACATGGGCAAGAACGGGACGATCTATCCCGCGATCCTTTCCACGAACCGCAAGCAGTACACGGTGGGCGACATCAACGACCTGTCGAAGATCGACAAGACCTACTCCTGCGTGATGGAGAATCCTCGCCAGCGCAAGACTCTCACATCGACCACCACGACCGCGGTTGTCGAGTGCCCCGCGAATTCGCTCGTCGTAGCGAACTTCGACAAGATCGTCTCGGGCGTCTAAATCTGTAGAAGAAATCCTCGCGGATCTTCGATTGCTTGCGCCCGCGGGGTAATTCAACCTGCGGGCGCTTTCATTTTATGAGATATTTCGCTTCCAGGACCGCCGAAAACCCGCTTTACACCCAGGGAGGGCCCATCATTCGCTGGCCTCAACCGGCCGGTTCGAATGAAGGCATGATCGAGGTTAACGAGGCGGATCCCCGAAACGCCGCCTCGATCAAGAGTCTGGAACTTTGCATCGTGACCGGAACGGGCGGAGACATTCGCGAGGTCACTGTTTCTGAGTTCCAGGAATGGCAAAAAAAAACGAGTGGACTCCCGCGACACAAACCGCAACGGGACGAATACTCCGCCGGACCAATGAGGGACACATCGTCGTCCCGGCCCAAAACTTCAAACGCGCCAGTTGCTGCGGCCATCGCTGAGTCGGTTCAGCCCGCACCAGAAGCCACGGTTTCCGCGGCTGCACCGCTCCCTGCGCCCCCGCAGCCGGTAGCTGGGCAGCCTGCCAAGCCTGTTGTACTCTCTATCCCGACTCGGCGGCGGGGGGCTGTGGTCACCTGATGAATGACGTTCGCGCAACTCAAGTCCAAGCTCCTCGGAACCAACGATGCCCCCGGACTCGCGTTTCCACTCGGAACGCCTGAGAACCTTCGCCCCCAGTGCGAAGCGTTCATCGTTGAAGCTCTGATCGAGATCCAACGGTACATCCCCTGTTGGCAGACCGGGCATTACGACGTCCACCGGGCTTCGGAAGTCATGGTTTCGAATGGGTGCTCGGTCATTACGTGCCCCACGGGTCAGATTTCCGAGGTCTTCACCATCACGACGTCCGACGATGGATCTGGATGGGAGCATCCGATACCCTATGTCCCTGTCGATCTTCAGTATCTTCGCCGATGGATGGGGCGATTCCGGTCTTCATTCCGGTTTATGGGGCAGGAGTTCACTTCGGCGATGGCCGGTAGCGGTTATCGCCTCCCCTCCGTAGCTGACAACTCCCCTTTCGGTCGCGCGCTCTCCGGGGTTTGGTCGATCGACAAGCTCTCGAACCGACTGATCATCGCCCCGTGGCTTCAGTCCGACGAAAGCGTTGTCGTCGCCTGGACGGGCATCAAACGAACCTGGTCCGATGCGGATGTCGTCTCGGACAACCCCGACTTCATTCGTCTGGTCAAACTCTGGCTCTTGCAGGAGTTCGGGCGACACTGGGCCTCGAGCGATTTGGCCACGCGCGTCGATACCTGGGCCACCGCCCAGGCGGACTCCATCGTTGAGTGCCAGCACAATCAGCAGCTTCCTATGCGCGGCGGATCGCCTGAAGAAGTCGAGGCTGCGAAGGCTTTCTACTCCGCCAATCCTCCCGTGGTCCCCGTGGAGACAACCTTCGAAGATGTCCCGACTCGAATCTGCTTCGTGGGAGACACGGGAACTGCGGATGCCAACGCCGAGGCTGTAGCTGCCCTTGTGGAAGCTCAGAACCCCGACTTGGTGGTGCTCCTGGGCGATGTGAAGTACCCTCCCAACTCCGCCGAGACGGCCCTTGCTCCGTATTCCACATTGATCGGATCCGGAAAGTTGGTCACCGCTCTTGGAAACCATGACCTGGACGGAGACGCCGGAGCATCGGTCCTGGCGGTGGTCAACAATCCCGGCAACGAGCGATATTTCAGCGTGCGAGCGGGCCCCGTCGAGGTATTCGTGATCAACGACGGCCTGAACACCGCGGGGGCCTACGTTGAGGAGGATGGGAGTTTCATGGGGTCGGTCCAGTGGGCGGCGATCAAGGGCATGATTCTGAGGAGCTGCGCCGCATTCAAAGTCGTGGTCCTGCATCACGCTCCGTTCACGAGTGGCACTCGATACTCCCCAGGGTTGCTTCAGATGCGTTGGGTGTCAGACCTGGAGGTTCATGCGGTCATCGCTGCCCACAGTCACAATTACGAGCGGGGAGACTGGCGCGGCCGGCAGCACTTCGTGGTGGGCACTGGTGGTGGCTCGCCTCAGGATGGGTTCGTGGATTCTCCCGACCCTGAATCCAAGGAGAGAATCACGGGGTTTGGAGCACTTTTGCTGAGCGCCACCAAGACTGAGGCTAAATTCGAATTCCTGGACCTTGGAGACGTTGTCCTGGACACGATCACCATCA